TGCTTTTTCTCCTAAAGCTACACCATAAACATTAGTGGCTTCTCCTAAAGTGTCACCTAAATCCTCAACTAGTCTTCCTGTTGAATTTATGAACTTTCTAGCACCTTCGTAAGGAGCAACTACAACAGTATCATACAACCAGTTGTTTTCCTTGCCTTCAGGTACAACATTATTTTGTTGTATTGGTTGAGCTGACTGTGTTGGTTGTTTTTGATTAAATTGTTCTAATAATTCTTTTTCTTCTTGAGACCCAATAAAATCTTCTTCTACCTCAATGTATTTACCATTGGGTAGTTCATATTTTTGTGCCATATATTATTTTTTATCTTTATTGAAATTTGGGTCAAAAGCATCTCTAACTATTCCTGTTAGAGGATTTTTCATAACTTCTAATGCTTTACGTTCATCTATAACTTCTTGGGCTTTTTTAGCTTCAGCAGGACTTTTATATTTCTTTTTTTCCTTCTGTTTTAAATCATAAAGTTTTTGAATTTCATCATCTTTAAGATTTTTATTTTCTTCTTTTAATTTTTGCTTAGCTAATTCATCTTGCTGTCTTTTTTGTTCAATAGCATTATCAATATTTTGAACAATATTACCTTGTTCATTTCTAGTGATTTCATTTACTTTTCCAAATAAAGTATCATTTTCTCTTACACTTCTATAATTTTTAACTAATTCCATATATTTTTTTTCTATGGCATCATCTAAATCAGATTGTGTTTTGTAATTAACTCTATTGTCTCTATACCAAGCTCTTAATTTTCTAGTTACATAAGTAGTAAAATCAGAAGCATCTAAAGCTGAACCACCACCTTTTTCAGAAGAAATAATTTTAGATATTCTAGCTAAATCACCTCTTACAAAACTATTTTGCAAAACTTCGTCATATTTGCCTGATTGTGCATCAGCAATATATTCACCAATATATTTATTTTTAGTATCGTTTCTTAAATTACCTATTTTAAATTGTTCTCTTGTGTACTCGTATGCTTCAGCAGTTTTTCCATCAGCTATTAAATCATCTATTTTTCTTAATACTGCTGGATTGTCAGTGTTACCTCTATCAAACTGTAAATCTTTTATAAAATCAGTAGCTCCTTGTTTTTCTGAACCTGTTCGTTTTGGGTCATTAAGCCAAGCGGTTACATCAAAATCAGGATTTTCTCTAACTTTTTCAGCTAAAAAACTATATGTATTTAATTGTTCTTGTTCTCTACGACCTTTAGTTAATTGATTATATTTACTTGTTCTTTCAGCAGATTTTTCAACTAAAGCATCAAATAGTTTATCTTTTTCTAATTTAACTCTACCAATATTTTCAATACTATTTGTTCCTGCTAATAATTTTGCTGGTAGTTCATTAACAACTTTTTTAGCCAATTCATAATCGCTAGTAGTAGTTGCCCAATTTTTTATTCCTTCTAAAACAACATCAATAGTTTCTCTACCATCTCCATTAACATCTATTAGTTCGGCTATTAATACGTTAATGCTATCCGACATTAAATTATATTTGTTGTAACCTGCACCACTTTCAGCAAAAGCACTATCTTCATAATTTTTAAACTGGTCTATAACTGCACCAATTCTAGCTTTTACTCTGTCATTAAACTTTTCTTTAAATACTGTTAATTGAGCTGTTCTATGATTATTTTCAAATTGATTTCTAAAACCAGAAGTTTCTTTAAAAAATCCTTTTTCTAAATCAAGTGGATTAAAAGCTCCTAATTCTCTTTCTTTAATAAATTTACCTAATTGGTCTTTATAAAAATTATCAAAAGAATTTGGCCTTATATCTTCTACTATTTTTTGGTCTTGATATGCTTTATTTAATTTTGAACTAAATTCAGAAGCAAAAGAATTTAAAGTAAGTTCTTTATATTTTTCTAAATAATATGGGTTAGCTGTTGGTTCTATTTGACCAGCTTTTATAGCATCTTTAAATGCTAATTTATTTTGTACGTAATCTTGTTGTGCTTGTGCAGAATTAATTTTTTTATCTTCTGCTTCACTTGCAAGAACAGCTTTTGTTCCGCCACCACTAACAAAATTATCTAGTGCAGAAGTAAATTCTTTAAGACCTGCAATCTCTGGTTCTTTTTGTGGTGTATAAAATAAATTAAAATCTCTAGAGAGAACTTCAGGTAATTCAGGAGTTAAATTTAAACCTGTAGGAGTTCTTGATGATTTTTTAGCCACGACCAAAATCTCCTGCTTCTCGTCTGTTTCTTGCTTTTTCTGCGTTAGTTTGAAGACCTCTATTAGCTTTTTCAGCTTCTAATCCATAATAAGTATTAGCAACATTTAAAACTCCTGTTGCAAAAGCAAGTTCAGGATTTGGTGGTGTTACATAAGTGCTTTGACTTTCTTGACCAAATTGAATTGCTTCTAAATTTCTTCTGTATTGGCTAACATTAATTCCTAAATTATTAGTTAAAGAATTTGTGTAGTTACCTTCTACTCTGTAAAAATCTCTCATTAACGCATCATTAGAACCACTTAACATAAGACCACCTGCGTCACCTGCTTGAGCTACAAATTGAGCTTGTGCAGACCTAGTTTTTTTCCTTGCTTCAAAACCTTTTTGAGCTGTTTGGTCAGCAATTTGTCTTATTCTTAAACCTTCAGAAGCATAACGATTTACTGCATTTCTTTGAGCTAAATCATTTTGTCTTTGTTGAGCTTGTTGTGTTGCTTTTTGTTGAGCTACTGTACTTTGGTATTGCATACCTGCTGAAGCTACCGAAGCAATTAACAATGCTGTTGTTGGTTCTACGCACATATTTTTATAATTTCATAAAAAGGTTGATTTAATACTCCATAATTTACTTTTCTTAAGAACTTGAACCCACACCATTTTAACCACTTGATATGAAGTTCATTTCTGCAATCTACATAATTCCAAAGAATTTTATGTTCTTTTGCTAAAAAATTTACTAGTTCTCTACATTGTTTTAAAAAAGGTTTTTCAACTTCTCTTAAACCTTCTGTGGCCATTAACCAAATTGAAGAATTATTTTTATTAACTCCAAAGATTGCTAATGGAATATTTTTTGAATTTACAATCGTAAAACAAACAGTAGAATTTTTAAAACTAAAATATAATCCTGCATAAGGAGTTATTCCTAATGCACTTACAATTTCTCTCTTGTCTTCAAATCTTAATCTTGGTGCTAAATATTCTATATCTTCAAGAGTACTTAATCGTAAATGATTAAATCCTTGTGGTTGGGCTAACATAATAACCATTCCAAGAAGCATTAATAAAGTTAGAAGGTAAATGACTGTCATTACTTATAGTCACTGTAAATTTATCATTCTCTGATTGAATAGAAAATTCGTAATCACCATCTTCTAAATTAACTGTTCCTAATAATCCTGTTCCAGTAATTGTTCCTGTAAATGTAGTAGAAGAACTATTTCTGCCAACAGGTTGAACTAAAGTTGTAAAATAAGCTGTATCATTATAAGAAATTTTCCAACTTCTAATTTGTAATCTTCCTTCTTTAACTGAAATCTTTGCACCTGCTGTATCTTGGTCTTGCATAAACTGTTGTGAGAACGTAAATGTAAAATTATAAATTTCTCCAATAAATAAATTTGAAGTAGTCACATTTCCTGTTACTACAATAGTAGTTCCATTAGCTGTTTGACTTACAATATTAATTTCTCTACCTGCAACACCTGAAGCACCATTTCTTACTACTACAGACATTGAATTTTTAATTGCGTATGGAATTGTAATAGTAGTTTGGTCTGTACCTGCGTTATAACTTCTTGAAACACCTGTAGAATTTTCCTGAATTTTTCTATCTAAATGAGTAAGATATGAAGCTCCTGTGTCTGTTAAATTTGGAGATATATCTACTGTTTCTATAAATACGTCTGTTCCTCTTTGAATTACTAAATATAAAGTGTTTTCAATAAAATCTGCATTTAAAATAGTAGTATTAGAAGAAGTACCTACAACCCATTTATGCCAAGCACTTTGTAATCTTTTATTACCTGATACATAATATTGATAAACATACATTGCGTTTACTTCATCAGAAGTGATTGCAACTACAATATTTTCATTTGTAGCTGTAGTTATTTTAAATACGTTTTTAGGTATAAATTTAGGAACATTAGCAGTTATATCTTCTGCTTGTTTTACATCTGTATCTGAAGAAATAAAATATTCTCTAAAGCCAACATAATTACCTTTTGGAAATCCAAAGATAACATTTGAACCAGCATTAATGGGTTTTATATTTCTATCGTTTTCAAATTCTGTAGTAACATTTATTGCAACATTGGTTGGAGTTAATACGTTAGCTCCTGTTAATATAAATTGTGTTTGGTCTGATAATAATAATAGTTCTTCATCAAACGATATTGCGTGTCTTAATATAGAAACTTTAGAATGAGTTGATGCAACATCTATTGGGTCTGTATCTAAAACTTGTGTAACTGTTTCTGGGAAGAATTGAAAAAATTCTCCACTTCTAGACATAACAATATTTTCATCAGATAAAAAACCTAATCTATTTCTATGAAAGAATATTTCATTTATTTTTCTACCTATAAAACTTGGGTCTGGTGCAGAAATTAAATCTCCTGCAACTCTATTACCCCAAGCAGGTACATCGTAATTAACTGCTGAAATAGTATATTGGCTATCATCACATTGAGTAAATCTAAAATTACCATCAGCAGTTCTAATTAGAACGTGTGGCATTTTAGTTTCATCTATTTCAATTACAGTATTTGGAGCAACTGTTTCTTCCCAAACACCATCACCACCAGAACTTTCAATAAATTTTACATAATAATTATCAAATTTATTTGTGGCATCGCCTGTTACTTCTACAACCATATTATTAATTGCAGGAAGTGGTAAATCGTTAAAATCTGTTACTGTATCTTTAATAACTTGAGATGCTTCATCTCCATAACTATCTGAAGCAGATACGTTTAATGTTGCACTTGCTTTAATAATTGAAAAAGAAGAATTACCAATATTAGCAAAAGTAAATCCTGCTGGACTTCCTATTGCTGTTCTTAAATTATCTCTAACTTGTTCTGTAGTTACTGAACCTGTTGTTGCTAGTGTAGTATTATAAGTTGTTCCATCTATTGTGATAGAATATTTAATTCCATTAATTGCTTGAGTACAAGTATAGACAGCTTGTTGTATTTTAGCAGGACTTGTCGTTGCAGACATTGTCGCTGTAATTGTTTTATTTAAAACAAAAGTATAATCAGCAATAGAAGTACAAGATATTTCTGTTCTTGGATTTGATGAAGTTAAATAAGCAGAAGCTCCAGTTTGCATTACAACTGATTTTTCAGTACCAGAAGTATCAAAAACTCTTATAGAACCATTAGTAATAACAACGATATATCGTTCAGTTAAATCTCTATTTATTGTGTGAACATACGCATTAGTTAATGCTGTAGTTGAAATCTTTTTAATATGGTTTGTTGGTGGTCTTTTTTTCAAACCTTCAACAACACTAGAAAAACCATTTACTTGAGTAGTAAATTGAGAAGCTAATCTTAATACTTCAGGTTGCTGTGATACACCTTGCACCAAGTTAGGAATAGTTTTGCTAACTAGTGCCATTTTAATAAATTACGTTAGTTCTACTTACTGTGTATGCACCTAATTGATTATCAAATATTGTATAATCACCAGTTGATGCTTCAGCTTGTTTAAGAACAATTAAACTTCTTGCTTCATCTTCTTGTGAATATTTATGAAGTGTAGTTGCACCTAAAGTTCTATCGTGAAACACTCTAGCACTTCTTATAGTTATGTATCTTTTTGCTTGTTCAGGAATATCTGCAAAATCTAAAAGGTAAACTATTGTAACATCTTCAAAATCTGTATCAAAAATATTTGTGTTTTTTGCAAGATTATAAATAAAATTATTTCTTTGAACTATATCGTGAGATGATTTTGAATATTTATTTGGGTCTAATTCAACTCTTAAAACATTAGAAGCTAAAGGAATTTCATTACTAGCATTTCTAGATAATGTAGCTTTATAATGAGTATTAAAATGCCAACCTTGTGACTGAACTTCTCTATTAATTTCATTTAAAACATTTCTGGCCATTGTTCCATCAACAGGTAAACTTCCAGTTAAAG